GATAACATATGTAGGTAGAGGCAAAGGATCACAGACTTGGCCAGAGTGCGGATTCTATGGTATGAATTTAAATCATCCTATGTGTATACAGTTTTTAAAAGAGTTTGAACGTTTTTACGAAGATGCAGATAATGGCATCTTTGAATTAGAAGAATGGCATGACAGTTTTGTGTTTGGACACATACTTAATCAACTAAAACCAATCGACAATAATGTATTAGATTATAGTGCAGACATGTACATGCGTGAAGCTAAAACAGGCGGAGGTGGGCATCCTTTAATCAACGGACCACTTGGTAAGTTTATGGATCACATGAAGGGCGGACGCAAAGATACAGGTAAAAGTTTAACCAAAGACTTAGTAGTTAACCGCTCAGAGGACTATTGGAATGATTGAACATTTAGGAATATTTCTCCCTGATGTAGAAACTCATTTCCAACGCATGTTAGACAAAAGTCTTAAAAAAGATAACTGTGTACGCTATCAACATCGTGTAAGAGATCATGCAATAAGTTTATTAGAAAACAAACGTATTGCCTTAGACATTGGTGCTAATGTAGGTTTATGGACTATGGATCTTGTAAAAGATTTTAATCATGTACATTCGTTTGAACCTGTAAACGAATTTCAAGATTGCTTATTTCAAAACACCAAACACGACAATTATACTCTACATCCTGTTGCATTGGGAGAAATAGAAAGTGAAATTGATATGATTATTACACCTGATAATACAGGACACAGTCATGTCAATCCTAATAGTTTTGGTCGAGGCAAAACACCTATGCGTACACTAGACAGTTTTAATTTTACAGAAGTTGATTTAATTAAAATTGACTGTGAAGGCTACGAAGTTCCAATACTTAACGGTGCAAAAGAAACTGTATTATGTAATCGTCCTATGATGATTGTTGAACAACAAGATCACGAATACCAACAAGATAGAGAAACTCTTCCTGCTATACAACTGTTAGAAAGTTGGGGTATGAAGCGTGTTACTAATTTTAATAAAGACTGGATTCTTACTTGGTAGCCCACTGACGCATCCAAGCCCAGCACTCACCACTTTTTAAATCTTCTTGATTCCAATGACACATTGCTAGTTTCTTAATCCAATCTTCTCTGTCAAACTCTTGGGGGTTTTCTATTTTAGCTAAACTGTGATGTGAAACTTCAAATGCTTGACTGTTTTTTGGTTTAGGATCTGTGACAAAAACAGGAACACCTTCAATTGCTGCTGCAACACCAGGACTGCTATTATATGTAATAACTGCGGCTGCTTGTCCTAGATCTTCTACTAGAGTTTTTGTTCTACTTAGAATAACACCTGACTTAATAAGTTTCTTATAATGTTGTCTCCAATTTCCGTCCCCTGGGTGGAATCTCAACATTACTGGTTTGTCAGAATACTTTTTAACTTCTACAAGTGTTTCTAAAACCCAATCAACAACACGTTTGCCGCCCATACTCCAACCACCGTCACGTTGAGCACATAGTACAATAAATTTTCCGCCATTGCCTCTATAAGGTTTTAAATCAAATCCTATGTCTTTTTTTATTTTATCCCAACGATGTTCTTCGTATCTACTGTTACAATATTCTCCTGTAGTAGGAAACACACCATCATAACTGTAACGCAAATAGCGTTTTGTGTTACCTGGGTCTTTGTACAAAAATAAATTACTGTCTACAATAATAGTTCTTTTGTTTGTTCTTGCTTGATAATCTAACACTGCTCTACGCAATCTAAGATGAGGACTTCCTTCAGAATATTCATGAACATATCCTTGTATAACTGCTACGTCACAGTCTATAGGTTTGTTATCATAACAAACAACACCTCTATCTAATCCTGTTTTGTTAACACCAATTGCATAGTTATTAATAATTTCTGGCTTCTCTGGATTTCTATTATTAGCTGGTATGCCTCTCATGTAACTTGCTACTAACATAAGTTATATTCCTCTTGTATCTTGTAAGCTGTGCCGTCTTGTAATTCTCTTGTATCGTATTGACAATATGCTAACCAATGTAACCATTTAAGCACTTGTTCTCTGTCAGGGTAATATGGATTTTCAATTTGTGTAAAGTCTTGTGAACAAACAGAATGTGCAGCATTTGGTGCATTAGCAAAAGCAGGAACACCAAATGATACTGCTTCTGTTGCTGCTATACTGTTATAAGTTACTAGTGCAAAAACTTTTTCATCAATCATTTGTCTGTATATACTACTGTCGCCTACACGTTCTCTTCTAGGTGGTTTGTCTCTAATTATAATTTTTTTATCTGTGTGTTGTTTTAATTTTGTTAGTGTTTCATCTAACCATTTGTCTCTAGTAATTCCATAATATTTGCAGGGTTTTTCGCTAGGAGTAACAACTAAAATACTGCTTCCTCCTTTACGCCACCCTTTAAAAAACAAAGGAGTAGCAGAAGGCATATTCTTTTCTAATCTTGTAAATCTATCATTAGGCACACTAATAGGAGTTAGATGTTGTACATTGTTTTTTACAACTCTATGAAAATCTTTACGTTTTCCTAAGTTTCCCAAATAACCTGTATCAATGTAATAATAGTTACGCCCTTCTTGTTGACAACTTGCCATAATTTTACGTTTAGTCATTCCTCTAATAGCAACAGGAATATTTTTATCTACTAGATGCAACTGCTCTAAATGAGCATGTGTACCATTTGTGCCTTGTCTCCAAAGTTCTAGTATAGAATCTGTATGATCAAAAATTAACATAATTTAAACATGTCTCGTAATTCTTGTTTCCAAAGATCACCATACTCGCAGTCACGGTAGTTTTCAAACCACGGGCCGCCTTCTGTATAGTGTATTAGTTTAGGCTTTTCTATATCGTTATAAACACCTACAAGATAATTCCACGTGTGATCTAGTTTACCAATTTCTTCATCTTTTAACCAACTGAAGCGGTGCATGTAAGCACCATTAAGTTCAATGTCATTAACAAAGTCTTGTGTAACTACAGCATTGCTAGGATGTCCACAGTTCCATAGTACCATGCTTGACCAGTTTTTGCGTGGATAGATAGTTTGTTTCTGACCATCCATCTTTGTAGTTTCTGTAACTTTGTAATCGTGTTGCACACACATAACAGCATAACGGTCATCGGCTTGGTCAAAAAGTTCTTTAATATCTGTTGTAAGGATCATGTCACAGTCCATAAACACTGCCCATCCTTTAAAATTTGTTAGTTCAGGTATAAGAAATCTTGTAAATGTAAACTCTGTACTTGCAAGTTTATCAATAGGACGATTATACCAACCTGCATCTCTTAGCTCTTGTTGCTTTAATGGTCGTACATCTGCATCTGGTTGCTTGCTCAGTATACTATGCTTGCACACTTGATATGCAATATCTTCGCGGGTATCATATCCTACAAATACTTTCATTTTTTCTTTCTTCCTTGATCGCAGACTTTTACTTGGTATGTACGTCCGTCATAGTCTTTTTCTTCACGCCATAGTGGTCCTTCGTGATATTCATGTCCACAGTTTTCACAGTGCTCTGTTGTCATGTGTCTCTTCTTTCTATATCTTCTTCATAGCACTCGCCACGTTGTATTTCTAGTATGTGTGCATTTGTTTCACCAGAGTTACTTGCTTTGTGCCATACGCCGATGTCAATTTCGTAACCTTTTGATGATCCTGGAGTTATATGGACTGTATCTTTTCTACCTTCCCATTCTGTTTCCATTTTAACAACACCGTCTAGTACGTGCCATTGTTCGCTACGTTTAGAATGTCTTTGATCGCTTAGGCTTTTACCTGGATATATTACAAGTTCTTTTACTTTGTAACCTTTCTCAGGTTTGTCATCTAGCACACGCCAGTAGCCCCAATCTCGATCTGTTTTTTGTGTTTTCCATTCATCTAGTATCCAACTAGATGAATTCATTTTGTTTTCGCCGCCGACACCAAATGCAAATTCTACATAAGGTAAATCGCCATATGTTTTAAATTCTGGTGTTGTAGTATTTGTTCTATCGCCGCCGTTTGCAAATATAACTTTAGTTCCGTTGCCGTGTGTTGCAAGAGTTTTATATATTGCCCCACAAGCAGTATCATCGCTATCATCGAAACTAATGACTTGATCTACAATTTTTAATTCTTTAATTATAGCAACACGTTCTTTGATAGATAAAAATGGCCTACCTTTTTTACGGGTAAGCCATTCGTCTGAGTTCAGTCCAACAATTAACTTGTCGCCTAACTCACGTGCCGCTTTAAAATATTCAATGTGACCGGAATGTAGCGGATCGAAGCCGCCAGTAACTAATACTACTTTGCTCATGATAATATTTATATGAGCATTTAATTAGTAAAAGTTAAACTGAGGCGTCTTCCATTCCAGCAACACGTAACTTAACAATGTTTGTAATTTGCCATTGCTTTTGGTCAAGACCTTTACAGATACCTAACCATTTGTTACGTATTAAAGCGAATTCATTTATGATTTTTTCATAGTCAACAACGTCTGCCTCACCGTCAACGTATTTTTCAACGTCACGGCTTGACAGAGCTCGTTGATAATTTTCAAGATACTTCTTAAAGTATGAGCTACGCAATCTACGTAGCTCTATGTTTAAGTAGTTTAATATTGCTTCAATCTCTTGAAGTTGATTAAAGCGATGTTCAACAATACCAGGTAAATTGGCAGAAGCACGTTCAACGTTACCAAATATCTTAACTTCTTTACGTGCTTCTTGCATTTCAGATTCAAAGTATGCTACTGCGTCTGGAATCTTAGAAATGTCACGAGATACCTCGCTATACCAACCCATTTTTATTCCTCGTATTCGTCAAAATCGTCTTCGTCTCTTACATCGTCTTCCATGTCTAGATAATAGTGTATTGCATTATCTAAACTTTGACTGTGACCTAAGCAAGACGTTAACGTTTCATCAGATACACCATGATCAACAAGAAAATCAATATAACGTTCAGCTATCAAACTTACTTGTTTCTTATCAATGTACCCTTTGAATAAAGACCAAATTTCTATAATTTGTTCTTCATTATCCATCTACTACCTCCTCGTTTTCAGTAACTTCATCAGGTGTATTTACCTGTGCCGCTTCTTTTACGAGGTAATCTGACATTACTTTGTCAAGTAGATCGCCATTCCAATTTTTGCGATATTCAAGTAGTTCTTTACCGTCTAGTGTAGTGTATGCAAGACGGTTACCTTGCTTAACAATAACGCCTTTTGCTTCAAACAATTCAAGCAAGCCGCTATATGGATTCATACCTGTTTCGTATGGAATCTTAACTTGTACACCTTCAAACGGTTTAGCATAACGTGTTTTCATTACCTTACAGGCT